ACACCAGAAGATGAAGAATAGCATAAACTTACACGATAAGTACATACCTTTATTCAAAAGTAAGACAAGATACAATGTTATTACAGGAGGTAGGGGTAGTGGTAAGTCTTTTGGTATAAACGTATTCTTACTAAACCTTACATACGAAAGTGGACACAAGATATTGTTTACTCGTTACACAATGTCATCAGCCAATACGTCTATTATACCAGAATTTGTAGAAAAGATTGATATGATGGGAGTAAATTCTCACTTTAGGATAACTAAGGATGAGATAACTAACCTACAGACAGGTTCTTCCATTATATTTAAGGGTATAAGGACATCTAGTGGTAATCAGACAGCTGCACTAAAGTCTTTAAACGGAATTACAACGTTTGTAGTGGATGAAGCAGAGGAACTTGATGATGAAGGCACATTTGACAAGATAGACTTCTCTATAAGGTCTCTAAACAAGCAAAACAGGGTTATTTTGATACTAAATCCAACTACAAAGGAGCATTGGATATATCAGAGGTTCTTTTTAGGCAATATTGTTGATGGAGGTTACAATGGAACGAAAGGGGACACAACTTACATCCATACAACCTATAAAGACAATAAGGACAACTTATCAGACTCGTTTATGGCTAGAATATTAGATGTAAAGGCTAGAAGACCAGATAAATATCAACATCAGATACTAGGAGGATGGTTAGCTAAAGCAGAAGGAACAATTATAAGAAATTGGAAAGTTGGAGACTACATACAGACAGAAAAGACCATTTATGGGCAGGATTTTGGGTTCTCTGAAGACCCTACAACACTTGTGAAGGTTTCTGTAGATGATTTTAACAATAGAGTCTATGTAAAAGAGATTTATGGTAAAACAGGGCTTTCCACGTCAGATATAGCAAATATGAATAGAGCTGAGTGTGGTTTAGACTTGATAGTTTGTGATTCATCAGAACCTAGACTTATAAAGGAACTAAAGAAGAAAGGATTAAACATACAACCTGCTGTAAAGAAGAGTGGTAGTATATTGTCCGGTATAGCACTTATGCAGGACTATGAAATAATAGTAGACCCAAGAAGTAAAGGTGTTGTAAGAGAGTTTAATAACTATGTATGGCACGAGAAAGGTGTAAGACCAATCGATAAGTTTAATCACTTTTGTGATGCGATAAGATATGCCTTGATGAGGTTAGCTACAAGTAAGAACAAAGGAATTTATACGATAAGGTAGAGCGTTTAATATAAAGGGGTGCGTTTATTATGGAGGGGTTCTAAGCCCCTGTGTATGTGTAGTTATGATTCTCTACTAATGGTTGGTTGTTCCATTCGCTGAAGTACACATTAAATTTCTTCTTACTTAACCTAATTATATCAGAGTTATTTTCAAGTTCTCCAGCAACAACACCAGAGTCTTTGTCTATCTTAGTTAGCCTTTTTAAAAATACAAATGCTTTTGTTTCTCTTTCTATTATAAAAAAGTTATAAATAGTTTTGTCGTAACCAGATTCTTTGTAATAAATAGTTTGTTTCATTTCACTTATGTTTAATATGATGGGTGTTTAAATTAATATTCTAAATTGATTAGTTCTTCTCTGATTTCGTGAAATGTACTATCCTCTCTAACTTCACAGTAAGAATTAAAATCTCTAAACATCATAGAGATATATTCTTTACCAAAAACAAATTCTAAATTCTCGTACTCTTTTAATAAAATTTCTGTTACCATTGTTATAATTATTTAAGTTTATGTTTAATATAATGGGGTATGTTTAATATGAACCCCTATGTTTAATATGATGGGGGTACTGTGTTTAATATAATGGGGTTGGGGTTCCAAATTTGCTGGCTTTTGGCTAAAAAATAATTTAACAGTTTTTGTTTGGTATATTAAAATAATTTTTGTAGTGGCGTGCGTGTACATTTGATTAACTTTTATACTACAAAGCTATATTTTATAAAATACCTTTAAAACATTAAAAAAGCTATTTTTGTAACATTTTTATACTTTTTTTGTTGTGTATTAAAAAAAAATGTGTAATTTAGCCAAGTAAACAAAAAACAATAATTAAAAAATAAATAAAATGAAGGAATTCAAACAAGTATTAAAAAAAGTAAACCAATTTTTAACAGACTGTGCAAAGGGCGCAAGTTATGCTATTAACCATTAAAAACTTATAACAATGTATAAAGACAAAATAAAAACCTTTGAAAAGTTAACCAGAATTTTAGAGCTAATAAACGAGCTGCAAAACTATAATTTAAGACAAAGTTTAAAGCAAAACGAATGGCATAAAAACAGAATAGAAATAAATAAGTTAATTATAATCCGATTAAAAAAGTACTATAATAACAATTTAAACAAATTAGAAACCTTTAAAATACAGTAAACTATGAATTTTTTATACAATAACCATCCAGTAAATTTAATACATTACGGTTTTGATATTTGCATAATAGAATATAAAACAGGAGTTCAGGAGCTTGTAAAACCTACAGAAGTTAAGGATTTGAGAACAAACCAGTTTTTAATAAATAGAACAAGACCAATACCAAAAAAATACTAATTAATAAAACTTATAACTATGGAACAAACTAAACAATATAAACCTGTAAAAAATCTACTTTCTAAAGGTAGCACGAATAGTAAAACAGCTAAAAACGATATAAAGACTTTTATACTTTATTTAGCCCCTCACAATTTAAACGTTAAAAATATTACATTGTGTAAAGATGCTTCAGATGGCTGTATTAAAAGCTGTTTATACTCCGCTGGTAGAGGTAAATTTTCAAACGTTCAAAAATCTAGAATAAATAAAGCTAATTATTACGTGACCGATAAAAAAGCTTTCATAAAACAATTAGTTTTTGAGATTAAAAAAGAGATTAAAAAAGCTAGTGACAAAGACGAGAAAATTGCATTTCGTTTAAATGGTACAAGCGATATTGATTTTTTATACCTAATGAGTAAATACGAAAATTTTGATGTTGATTTATTACATTACGACAAAGTTTATTTTTATGACTATACTAAAAGCTTTGCAAGGGCTAAAAGATATAAAGACTCTAGAAAGTATACGTTAACTTTTAGCAAATCAGAAAGCAATCTAAAAGAATGCGACAAAATCAGATTTTTAGGAGGCATCAACATTGCTGTAGTTTTTAAAAATGACTTGCCTAAAAGATATAAAAATATAAAAGTAATAGACGGGGACAAATCAGATTTAGAAATGCTAAAATATAAAGGCATTATCTTAGGCTTAAAAGCTAAAGGAGATGCTAAAAAAGATACTACTGGCTTTGTAGTAACTAATTATTAATAACTAAAAATAAATACAATGATTAATACCTATAAAATTAGCTTAAGCTTACTATTAAAATTAAACAAAACAAAAAAATGCTTTCTTTGTTTTAATACAGAAAATAATACTATAAAAGAATATATTTTAACTAATGATTTAACGCGTTACCGGTTAAAGTATCAAAGCTTTAAATTAGTAGAAATAATTAAACCAAGCATAAATAAATTAACAATAGAAATGTAAAAATATAAACATATTACAACAAATTAAGCTGCTTTTTTAAGTAGCTTTTTTTTATGCAATTATTTTATAATGTATTGATAATTAAATGCAGTAGGATAATGTAGGGTAAACAGCTCAAATTAAGCCATCTAAGCAACAATTAAACACAAATAATATGAATATACTAGTAATTTTTTATAATGGCTTAAAGTTAACGCAAAATGGGTTATAGTGGAAGTAAGATACCCAATGTTTAGATTTCAACCAAATATCTTTTCAATAAAAACTGGATATTCGAATCTGAAAAAATAGAAAAAAGTAGTTTACTATAGGGCTGATTTTGCATTTTGTAAAGTACTGATTTACAACACTTGTCAAAAAAAAGTTGTCGCTACTTTTCCGAAATCAACGACACTTTTTATTTTCTATGTCTTTCTACTGTTCTTATAGTTACTCCTAATATATCTGATATATCTTTATTTTCTATATCTGGCTTTAGGTTTAGTATTTCTTGTATCTTTTGTTTAGTCTTTATATTAGCTACT